TCCCAAGCATGCATGCCGCTCCATAATATAGTATTTCCTAAATTGTATTTTGATTGATATTTTATTATTCTTTTTTCAATATCAGAATTAAACTCTTCTCCCATAACCCCTCTATGGTACATAGCTGAAGTAGTTGATTGAGTTATTCTGATAAGAGAAGAAATATTTGTAGCTCCAAGCTTTTCTCCTATATCTTTTGATAAATCTGCATAGGTATCCATCAAAGCACTAATCCATCTCGCATCAAACTCTTTACAAATTTCATCTATATTTTTATCTACATACTCCTTTATATCTTTTTCAAAATTAAAAGTGTTTACTATTTCTTTAGGGATTCCATATACTGAAGGACCGTTAGGTCCGAAATTTCTAGAATAAACTATATAAGGCCACAAGTAATATAAATGTTTATTTTTAGGGTCTTTAGGATTTATAGCCTCTAATCCAGTATTAGCCATAACTTTTTCTTAATTATAAAAAAACCCGGACGAACCGGGTTATATTTTAAAATGTGTGCCTGCTATTAGTAGTTCAATATACAGTAATCCATTGCAACTGTAATTGAAAGATCTACAACTTCATCAGCTGACCAATCGTATTGTCCAAAGTCTCCATTGACTAAGAACGCACCAACGATTACCCATTCTCCGATTACGTCACCTACAGGACCTAAAATATTTAATGTTAGGTCTTTTTTATAGAAATCAGAATATCCTGCTCTACCTGTTACTGATTCGTAAGATAATCTAGCCCAGTCCATTACTGCTTGAGCTCCAGAAGGTGTTATTGGATCATATAACGTCATTGTTATATCTTCCCACTCTCTCTTACCTCTAATTTTTCTATAAGAGTTTATGTGATCTAATTTTATACTATTATCTGAGAATGTAGGAGCTTTAACATTTTTTACTAAGTATGCAGGAATCGTATCAATATTAAGTAAAAATCTGTTCTGAACTTTAGGTTCAAAAGCTCTAAACATTATTTCGTTTGCGTCTAATACTGCCATTTTTTATTTTCTTTATTATAAATATCTAACTTTTAATTTATTGTCCAAAAGTTGCGCCAGTAGGCTCTATAGTAAAGTCTAATACTATAAATTCTGCTGTCTTAGCTGGTTGAATAAATATTTGCCCTACCAGTTGATTTCTATCAACTATATCAGCTGTGTTATTTGTATCATCCATTACTACTCTATAAGCAAATAGACCTTGTCTCTGTACTACTGAGTTTAAGAATGGATTAACAGCTGCTAAGAATTTATTTCTAGTTGCTATTGTATTTTGTTCGAATACTAAAGTTCTAGATAAATCTCCAACAAATTCTTTTAATTCGATTAATAATCTTCTAACATTAACTCTATCTAAAGCACCTGCTTTTTTCTGTAATGTTTTTTGACCGAATATTGCAATTCCTTGTCCAGGGAAAGTAGCTATTGGATTTACATTTGAATCATATAAACTATCTCTCTGTGAACGTGATAATTTTCTTTCTGCTTGAATAACTCCAACTACTCCTCCTCTAACTAATCCAGCTGGTGCGAACCAAGGTGCTGAACTGTTATCAGTAAATGCATATACTCCAGGAACTACTACTGATGCTGGAACAAATACGTTCTTACCATTACCAGTCTGTGTCTGTACATGTGGCCAGTAAGCTGAAGCGTAAGAAGAATTTAATAAATCTGCTTGACCAGTAACATTGGATACTGTAGCTCCGTGTCCGTAAAGATCTACTACTGCGATACAATCTCCTCTAGACTCTGCTAATGAGATTACATTATCAACTGTAGTACTGTGGTTATTTTTATTAACACCAGGAGTTGAAATTATATTAAACTTATAATCGTCTTTATTACCTAATAAAGTAATTACATTACTGTAATTAGCAGCAACTAATCCTTGTGTATTAGCATTTATATTCTGGTATAGATTTAAAGAACCAGAAGCTTTAGGTGCTCCAGTTGCTCCAAAGAATGATCCAGATTGTGCTATTGGCAAGAAGTTGTCAAAAGGAACTCCTGCTGAAGATGAATTAATTGATGTACCGTTATTTTTAAGGTAATTTAATGTCTTTGAATTAACAGTCTTTACTCTAATAAAATTAGATTTATTAACAAACTGTCCTGTAGTAGTAATTTGTGTAGCATCTCCTGAAATTGCTTCAGTTTGATCACCTACTACTTTACTAATAAAGTTTTCTGATTCAGGATCTAAACTTACATTATTAAATGTCTCTAATACTACTTTATTATTATGGTTATCATCACCTCTTCTTACTGATAAAGTGAATGTACCTTTTGCTGTGCTTACGTTAGAAACTTCCCATCTTAGGTTATCTTTAGAACCTGAGATAAGTGAGTTATCAGAATTACTGTGGCTAGCTAACGGCATTGCAAATTCTAACGAACCAGTTGCGTTATTGAATATTGCTCCTTTTCCTATCGTTTCTAATGTAAAAGGTTCTGTACCTCCATTACTAGAAGCTGAAATATGAGTATTACCTGCAGCAGTATAAGAACCGCTTACTACTCTAGTAACAAGACAAGTTGATCCACCTTGTGCAAAGTAATTTTTTACTGCGATAGAAGTTAAGAATTCGTCTTTAGCCGATCCATTTTCAAAAATGTCACCGAAAATTCTTACGTATTGGTTATATGATGTTACAGTAGTAGGAATCTCAACAGGGCCTTTCACTGTAGGTCCAAGTATTGCTGCTCCTACTTCGACTGGTGCTGGAGAAATAAACGATAAGTCGTTTTCTCTTTGAAAAACACCTGGGGAGATAATTGTTTCTGCCATGTTCGGTTTAGTTTATATTTAGTCTATTATAAATATATCGGGAAAATCGAAACCATTTTATATAAATGGTCTTTATTCACATATATAAATATCGGAAATAATAGTAAAAGAATATTAAGAAGGAATAAATTCTTTCTTTTCTAAATCTAAAGAACCGTTCCCGTATAGTTGGGTAAGCTTTTCATTAACAGACTTCTCTAAATTTTGTAATTCCTTATAATAAATAGCAGCATTTTCTTCTCTACCTTTTATATTAAATTTAGCTACTCCTATAGATGCTAGTTCTTCCTTTAATATAATTCGTCTTTTAGCAATCTCTTGTGCTAAATTATAATCTACGTCTGTTAGTTTTATATTTTTAGTTTTTTTAGGCATTTTATTATTTATATGTTATTCGGTATCTTTAAATCAGTATGCTGTATTAAACTTACTCCTCTATCTTCTATAAAGTTTTTCCAAAAGATACTTCCTTCGTACTTTTCATTAAACTTATCAAAAAGTTTATTATCTAGATCTAACATTAATTCGTCTAGTTTCTTATATAATATACGAAAAACTTTCTTAAAAGCCAACGGATATCCAAAAAATAATCTTTCGTCCATAGTTTCGTGGTATATACTACCATAAAAGCATTCTTCTTTTGTTTTATTTTTTAAGATAGGGTATGACTGAATATATGCTTTGTGGTAATATTCTTCTAAATTTAAATTAATATCAAACCTTTTAGTTTCTAAATTAGGTTTAAATTTAATTATTATATCATACTTATCTATATCTTCAATTAAATTAACTGCTTGCCAAGTTGAATAAAAGTATGAATGTAATTTTTTATCGTAAAAAGGATCTTCAGTTAATATACAAACTTTTCTACAGAATTTCTTATATCTATTTAATTTTTTGATCCATCTTTCATTATCATTATCGTTCCAAGTATGAACATATAAATCAGTTTTTTTATCTAAAAACGATTTTATATTATCTCCTAAATGAGTTAAGTATCCTGATATAACTACTGCTTTATACATAACTCATAATATAATCACTACAAACACCTAAATAGTCTTTCACTTGTTCTTTTTCCATTTTCATATTCTTTTCAGGTAAAACAGTAATGCCATTATCACATTTTACTCCAGGATAAGCCCATAAGTATCCTTTAGATGTTAAAGTAACTTTATCGTCTTCGTGCCAAAAATAATTTAAGTATACTCCATTTCTATCAATATCAACAAACTTATTTATAGCATCTACATTTTTACAATGTATCCATAATTTATTATGATTATTTACGAACCACTCAAAAGGAATATCATACTGAGGTTCATCATGACCTAAATAAAATTTATTTCTAATAAACCAAAAGTCTACTTCAACATTAAATCCTGTATTGATAGCATTAGTAATATAAGAAGGTTTATTTTCTTTACTAGGGTTAGGTCCATCAATATTTCCTCTGTGGCTTATTAAAATCATATTTTATAATTTTCTAAATAAAACTTTAAATCTTCAGGAGTTCCTAATCCCCACATTTTATTTATATTAAATGTACGTATTTCTTTTTTATCATCTATAGCTTGATTAAAAACAGGACATACATAAAACTCGTTATTTACCCTAATATCTTTTTTAATCATATCTTCTGCATATTTTACGAAATCGGAACCTTTCTTCCAATAATAATACCCAACAGTTGCAATATTAGATATAGGATTCTTTTCAGCAACTTCAGTTACTAAGCCTTTTTCATCTACTTTAGCGAAACTCCACTTTGGATGTGTTGCTTTAAAAGTTACAATACCTCCGTCAGCATCTGTTTCATTCATTTTATATAAAAATTCTGTTGAATTCCACTCTACAAATTGATCTGAGTTAGCAAATAGTAATGGTTTATTATTATTTATATATTTTTTTGCTAATAATGCAGTACATGCTGCTCCTTCAGTTAAGTTTTCTACTTCTACTATTTTACATTTAGGAGTAATTAAATTTAAAAGAGTATCTAAATTATATTTTTCTCTATGTTGCTTTTGAACTACATAAATATAATTTGCTTTTATATTTAAATTTTCAACTACTACTTGTATCATCGGTCTACCATTAACATCTATTAAAGGTTTAGGAAAAGTATATCCAGCTTGTTCAAATCTTTTACCTGCTCCAGCCATAGGAATTAAAATATTTAATTTTTCATCTCTCCAAGGTGGATTGGTTTGTTTTTCCCCTGAGTTGATACTCATTACTTTATTTATAATATTACTTTTAGTAACTTCTTCTGGGTTTTTAACTCTTAAAATATATGATTTACTTCTAGCTGCTGCTAATAAACCGTATGGTGAGTCTTCTATTATTAAAGTCTCTTCAGGAAGTACATTCATTTTAGAAATAGCAGTCCAATAGATTTCAGGATGAGGTTTAGGATTTTGAATATCTTCTCCAGATAAAATAAAGTCCATATATTCAGCTAAGCCTAATTTAGCAACTACTGTAATAGCTGTCTTACGAATAGAGTTAGTACAAAGCCCTATTTTATACCCTTCCTGTACTAGTTCTGACATTATTTTTTGTAGTCTAGTATCAGGTTCAATACTTCTAAGCATTTCATAAGTGATCAATTGTTTCTTTTTCCATAGTTTTTTATGTTGTTCAACAGGTATACCTTTTCTTTCAGATAACAAACTAAGTTTCTGTCTTGTGGTTAAACCATCATATACAGCAAGATGCTCAGACCAATCAAAAGCATATTCTCCTAGCGCTTGATTAAGTGCCTTAAAATGAAGATGTTTAGTTTCAATTAAAACTCCATCTAAATCAAAAATAATTAATTTTATATTACTCATTCAAATCTTCCTCTATAATACGCATGGTTAAAAATTTGCTGATCATTAAATTTATTTAATTCATTATATTGCTCATACTTATGTAGCTTACTAAAACGTTTAAGTTCGCTTAACATATTAGCATTAATAGAGACTTTTCCGTCTCTAGTCTTATCTTTATCTAGTATAGTATAATGTCTTTCAAGTACATCTATTCCCTGAAAAATAGCTAACTTAGTAGTAAGTAAATTATCCTCATAAGGATTAGAATGATCGCTATATCCTATCTCATCTAAATTAAAATAAAATTTATAAAAAGGTAAATTTTGTATATTGGCTTTTTCTATAGAAGTAGGATAAACACACGTACATCCTAGAAGACAGAAGTCTATATTTAGTTCTCTTAAATTTTTTATCGTAAGAGATATTTCATCTAAGGTTAAACTAGAAGCCGAAAAATATAACTTTTTAAAATTAAAGCTTTTTAATTCTTTACCATAATCAAATGCTGGAATTGAGTAACCAGATATTTTTAAATTTGTATAACCTAACTCGTTAAAATAATCAGCATGTTTAGGAGTAAAAATAGTTGTCATAGAATCTACTCCATATTCCATACATTTAAAAATAAAAAACTCTTCATCTTCTTTTGATAATTCTAATTCCTTTAATCTATGATACTCCTCTTTAAAAGGTCTAAAACTTTCATACTCTTTTCTATTAGTAAACGTATCTGCTTTGATAGATTGAATTTTTAAAATATCACTATTACTCGCAGCAGATTTAATCATAGACTCTAAGAGATCCATGTTACCGTTATGGTTTTGACAAAGTTCTGATATTATTTTCATATAGTTAGTAGATCATTTAAAATATTAGTTTTTTCTACTTTCAAATCGTAATTAAATTTTATCCATTTTCCTTTTTCATAAGGATGATCAGTTTCTCTAATTGAAATTCTATTTTTACTAAACATATCTTTTACTAATTTAGAAGACTTAATAAAAAACCAACTTGAATCAGAATCTATTACATATAATTTAGTATTTTTTAATTTATTAACAAACTTATTTTTACTTTTTAAAGTTTTTTCAAAATATCTTTGAAAATATAAATGGTTGTCTAAAATAAATTCAATATACTTCATACTCATTCCGGAAATCTCATACATAAATCTAAATTTACTGTAGTAGTCTATATTTTCTTTATTACTAACTATAAATCCTACTCGACATCCAGCTGCTCCATAACCTTTTGAAAAAGTTCGTAATATAGTTAAATTTTTATATTCGTTTATTTTCGAAATAAAGGATTCAGCAGAACTTAATTCTATATATGCTTCATCTATTATTAAATGTACACCAGTATCTAATAAGGTTTTTAATTCATGAGTAGTATAAGTATCGCCAACTGGTGAATTTGGATTGGCTAAAATTATAAACTGAGTATCTTTATCTATCTTATTAAGTATTTTTCTAACATTTAATTTATTTTTTGAATAAACAGCTTTTTTAAGTTTAGTTTCATATAACTTACTATAAACTTCATACATTCCAAAAAAATAATTAGTAGTAATAATATTCTTACCTTTTAAATCGAAAGTTTCAAATATAGTTTTAATACCTATATCGGATCCTGGTGTTAGTAATACATTATAGGGTTTAATATTATAATGTTTAGCTATTTTATTAATTAATTTTTTTGTATTAGGATAAAAAAATATATCTTTTTGAGAAATACTATTTAAAAACTTTTTAAAAAAATTATCAGGTAGTTCACTATTCCTTTCGTTCTGAGTAAGTATTACTTTATGAAGGGATTTATCTTCTTGACTATTCTTTCTTACAATATTTGATAAAAACTTTTTCATTAATTTTTTATTAACTGAAGCATAGGAGCTAATTCTTTATACGAACAGTTTTTGCAATGAGATGTAGGTTTATTAGTACTACATCCT